GGACTCCCTGCTACTGCTGACCTTATGTTTGCCCTTATTTCTACAGAAGAGTTGGAGGGTTTAAATCAAATAATGGTTAAGCAATTAAAGAATAGGTATAATGATCCTACTATCTTTAAGAGATTTATTGTGGGTATTGATAGAGCAAAGATGAGATTATATGACGTAGAACAAAAGGCACAAGAGGATATAGTTGACAGTGGACAAGAAGAGGAGTATAATCCTATTAATGAAAAGAAACCTAAAAAATCTTTCGCTGAATTTAAATTCTAATGCCTAAAGAAAAAGTATATGTTCCTGTAGTGGAACCAAAGTCAACCTCATACATTGAGTATATTGAACTTGGTAGGACTGTAACTCCACAACCAGTATTCAAAAAAGATACTATTCGTGTTAGATTATTACAAAGATGTTTGGGTAATCCAGCAGAAACTTTTGATACAGAAAAGCATTGGGAATATGATGTTCCATGGCCAGTTGAGGAAGTTAAGGAAGTAGTTGCAGAGAAGCAACCAGAAAAGGAAACTGTATTACAAAAGGTAAAGAGGGTAATATTATAATGCCTAAACAACAGAAACTTAAGTTCTCCATTAGTCAAGATGGCACCGTTGCTGAAGAAGTTTTCGGTGCTGTTGGCAATGAATGTATGAAAATTACCGAATCTATAGAAAAAAAACTTGGAACCTCTGTATACATAGAACCTAAACCAGAATACTATCAACAAGAAAATGTCACACTTCAGCACGATCAAAACCAAAATCAAGAACAAGCCTGAACTTATAGAGGCACTTCAACTTCTTCAGTATGATGTTCAAGAGGATCAGGAATTAGTTAATCCTATCAATCATCAGCATGATAAGGTAAAAGTTGATGTGTCTATAGGCAATGATATCGGATTTCGTTTGAATAATAATGGTGAGTATGAATTAGTAGCAGATATACAAACTTGGAAAGATCCAATCCCACCAAAAAGGTTTGTTGAGAAGGTTACTCAGCAATATGCCCGTATGACAGTTCATAATCAGGTTAAGGAATTAGGATTTAAGGTTGACGAAGAGTGGGAAATGGATGATAATAGTATAGAATTAACAGTTTCACGCTGGATTTGATTATGAGTGAAGAGTTTGGTCGTATTGCATCAGCACTTGAAAGAATTGCTGCTGCTCTTGAACACTTGCATATTGAACAGATAGACCATGCACACATCGATGATATCGGTGAAATTCATGGTGATGTAACAACCCATCCTAAAAACTTCTAAGATGAAGAAACTATTATTACTAGCACCACTTTTAGTTGGATGCACTAATGGAGGTATGGGTAGTTTTAACCCACCAGGAGTAGCAGACTCATATGAATGTGAAGATGTAGCAATGCCTGAGTATTATTGTGCTACAGGTGAACACCCTAACCTATGTGATTGCTAATGAGATTTAAAGCCCTTGTTCATGTCAGATTAAGAGGATCTGTATCAGACGCTGCTGGTAATGCAGTAATGAATAACACGAAGAGGATTGCTCCTCTTCTTGAACCACATCTGTTGAGGATTGGTAAGTGTATTGATTTTTGGTTTGATGCAGAGACCGAAGAGATAGCAAGAGAACAGATGGATCTTCTGTCTGATAGAATGCTCTCTAATACTGTGATAGAAGATTGGGAGTATACCTTAGAAGAAACTGAAGAGACTGGTATAGGAAATATATCTAATGACAATGCAGGTACATCAAAGCACCACTTGTTTGATAAATAAAAGGTAAGGATGCTTACCAGTAATGAATATCCATATAGATTTACCACTTAATATAGAAGTTCCTAACTCTCCAGCAGAGTTTAAATTAGGATTGATGTTCAGAGAAAGTCTGGAAAAAGATAGTGGGATGCTTTTTATATTTGATAATGTAGAACAGCAATCCTTTCATATGAAAAATACCCAGATTCCCTTGGATATTGCATTCATTAAGGAAGATGGGACAGTTGATAGTATTCAAGAATTAAAACCACATAATCCTATTCCAGTTTATTCTTTTGGTGAAATTAAATATGCATTAGAGGTAAATAAAGGATGGTTTGAAGAGAATAATGTTAGAATAGGTGATAAGATACTTGAGCAGGTAGTTGATAATTATAATACTTCCGATTGGAGAGATGATTTTAATCCAACAAAAATTGAATCTATTGATATAATTAAACCAGAACCTATGGTTTCACCTAAATCAAATATTCCTTATGAAGATTTAAGTGAAGCAACTAGAATTGCTCCTAAGGTTGGAAATATAATTGATGTGTATTTGGCATGGAGGGGATCAAACTATATGATAAAGATGTTTTTCCCTCAAGTAACAATACCATCAAGAAAAGATATTAGGGATCAAGTTCATAAAGTATATCCAGGTGCTAAGGTTTGGAATTATCAAGTGTCTACATATAAACCAGGTGAACCGTTATTGGTAAATTAGTATGGCAGTTGATGAAGTCTATCTTGGTAATCCCCTCCTAAAGAAAGCTAATGTTCAGCAAGAATTTACGAAAGATCAAATTCTTGAGTTCATGGCATGTAAAAATGATCCTGTTTATTTTGCAAAAAATCATGTAAAAATTGTTAGTTTGGATGAGGGTCTTGTTCCTTTCCAACCATATGATTTTCAAGAAAGATTAATTCAAAATTTCCACGAGAATAGATTTAATATTTGTAAGATGCCTCGTCAGACTGGTAAGTCTACAACATCGGTATCATACTTATTACATTATGCTGTGTTTAATGATAATGTAAATATTGGTATTCTTGCTAACAAAGCAGCAACTGCCAGAGACTTACTAGGCAGATTGCAAACGGCATATGAGAACTTGCCAAAATGGATGCAGCAAGGAATTATATCATGGAATAAAGGTTCATTGGAGTTAGAAAATGGTAGTAAAATCTTGGCGGCTTCCACTAGTGCTAGTGCTGTTCGGGGTATGTCTTTCAACATCCTCTTCTTGGATGAGTTTGCTTTTGTTCCCAATCACATCGCTGAGTCTTTCTTTGCTAGTGTTTATCCTACTATTACTTCTGGTAAAAGCACAAAAGTAATAATGGTTTCTACCCCTCACGGGATGAATCATTTCTATAGATATTGGCACGATGCTGAAAAAGGTAATAATGAATATGTACCAACGGATGTTCATTGGTCAGAGGTTCCTGGTAGAGATGCTGAATGGAAAAGACAAACGATTGCAAACACATCAGAGCAACAGTTTAAGATTGAGTTTGAGTGTGAGTTCTTAGGATCTGTTGACACTTTGATTGCACCAAGTAAATTAAGATCATTAGTATATGAAGAACCATCAACAACTAGTGCAGGATTAGATGTATATGTAGAACCTCAAAAAGGACATGATTATGTAATAACAGTTGATGTGGCAAGAGGGGTATCTAAAGATTATTCTGCTTTTGTAGTAATTGATATAACTGAGTTTCCGCATTGTGTAGTAGCAAAGTATAGGAATAATGAAATTAAACCAATGCTTTTCCCATCTCTTATTCAACAGGTAGGAACCAAATATAATGATGCATTTGTTTTATGTGAGGTAAATGATGTAGGAGATCAGGTAGCATCTATATTAAATTTTGATATGGAGTATACAAATCTTCTTATGACTTCCATGAGAGGAAGAGCAGGTCAAGTGGTTGGTCAAGGATTTTCTGGTAAGAAGACTCAATTAGGAGTTAAGATGTCTAAGACAGTTAAGAAGGTAGGTTCTCTTAACTTAAAAACTTTAATAGAAGAAAATAAACTTCTCTTTACAGATTATGATATTATGAGTGAATTAACTACATTCATTCAAAAGAGTAATTCCTTTGAAGCAGAAGAAGGATGTAATGATGACCTTGCTATGTGTTTAGTAATATATGCATGGTTAGTAGCACAAGATTACTTTAAGGAACTTACTGACCAAGATGTACGAAAGAGATTGTATGAAGAACAAAAGAATCAAATTGAGCAAGATATGGCACCATTTGGTTTCTTAAGTGATGGTATAACAGGAGAAGAGTCCTTTGTAGATGATGAAGGAGATAGATGGTTTACTGATGAATATGGGGATAAAGGTGGTGGTATGGATTATATGT